GTGCAGATAACGGACAATTCTTACGACTTCAAGGAATGGGAGATTTTAGAAATGGAACATACGGTGATTTGGTGGTTAGAATTGATCTAAAACCACAAGACAATTTTGATAAGATTGGTAACCATCTTGTTTATAATGCGTTTTTAACACTTGAAGATCTTAAGGATGGTAATTTGGTTGTTCCACACCCTGATGGTGAATTGAATATCAAGATGCCGAAAAAAGTCGACACATCAATCCCATTAAGAGTTAAGTCTAAAGGGTTTAGATTAGACACTATAGGTGATCTAATGATTAATCAGTATGTTAAATTTGAGAGGGATTAAATTAATGAAAGAAGGTCTCTAATTGCGGAAACAATACCATATACCCCAAAAAAGAAGAATAGACCACCACCAATGAGGACAAATCTTTGTGTATTTTGAACTTGTTTACTTTCTTCACAAGATCTACATTTAACTTCTGTTGCTTTTTGTTCTTCCATACCTATAATTTAATTACTGTTAAGTTGAAAATAAATATTTAAAAATATTTTTTAATTTTTAACGCACTTTTTTAATTTTAATGATATTTATAATATATGAGTAAACCAGGAAGACCAAAAAAAAATGAAGAGAACAAAAAAGTTAAATATGGTATTAGTATTGATCGATATTTGTTTGATAAAATGAAGAATGAAAATGTTAGTGTGTCTAAATTCATTCAGATTTTAGTGAAAGAACATTATGATAAGAAAAAAGTTTAATGAAGATTATTTTGAGGTGATAAACACACCTGATAAGGCATATTTTCTTGGTTTTATTTTTGCCGATGGGTGTTTGATCGAAAACCCAAAAGAATATAGATACAAATTAAATATTAAAATTCATAATAAAGATGAAGAGATATTAAAAAAGTTTATATCTCTATTAGATAGTGAAGTTGAAATATGGAGAAGTAATAACAGAGAAATTTCTGAAATTGGATTCTCAAGTAAAAAAATGGTAAATGATTTGAAAAAAATTGGATTACACCCAAACAAGACTTATACAATAAATTATCCTAAAATTGATGAAAATCTTGAAAGACATTTTTTACGAGGATATTTTGATGGTGATGGATGTATTAGAATAAACGAAGACAAAAGAGATAATTCTAAACGAGGTGACTTGAGAATTGTTGGGGGGTCGGTTAATTTCATAGAAACTTTGAATAAAAGGATGAATAAGTTATTTGGGGTTAATCTTAATAAACTTTACGGACCAAAAAATAAAGAATATAAATTCGTCGGTTGGGCTGGTATGTCAGACATTGAAAAGATTTACAATGGGTTTTATTCTGAAACGGACTTGTTTTTGAATAGAAAAAAGATTATCTTTGATGAGGTTATTAATGTAATCAGTAGTAAAAATAAATACAGAAAAAAATAATAGTTTTGGTTTCATACATAGGAGGTAAAAGTAAGATTGGTAAATGGATCGTTCCATTTTATGATAAAGATATGGAGGTTTATGTAGAGACCTTCGGCGGAATGTTTTGGTGTTTTTTTAATATGGACCTAAAACAGTTCCCAAACCTTAAAAAAGTTGTTTATAATGACTTTAACCCGCTGAACTACAACCTCTTCAAATGTGTTCAAAACCCAACTGAACTATTGAAAGCAATTAATGCAATTGATTGTCAAAAGTTGGGTGAGGAACCAACTCCACCAATCTACAAAGAACAATTTATCAGCTTTCAGGCTGAATTATTCGCTGAAGATTTCAGCGTAGAACCTGGTAATTACGAGGTTGCAGCTAAGTATGTTTATATCTTAACACAGGTTTTCAGCGGATCAAAACCTGAAAAATCAAATTTTATAGACTTAAAAGGAAAATATAAGTCAAAATATCTTACTTTTAGGGACAAATTAATGAAACCTGATTGGATTGAACATTTCCTTAAGATTACTGAGGTGGAGAATATGGACTTTGCCGACGTAATTGAAAAATATGACTCACCAACCACCTACATTTACTTAGACCCACCTTATTGGAAAACAGAAAACTATTATTCAAATCACGACTTCGATAGAGGAGATCATGAGCGTTTGGCTAATGTACTAAATAATGTTCAAGGTAAGTTCTCATTGTCTTATTACGACTTTGATCTTCTTCACGAATGGTTTCCTGAAGACCAATACACTTGGGTTAGAAAAGAGTTTGCTAAAGCGGCTGCAGCCAAGAAAGGAACCAAACAAAATATGGGGGAGGAATTATTGATTATGAATTATTAATTTTTTAGTATTTACAAATATTTATTAATAAAAAAATTATGTCTTTACATTTTACAAACCTACTAAAAGACCTTATCGTTGAAAATTCGCGATTCCAAGTACTTTTTGATAAATTCGTTAAACCAAAAGAAAAAGGTAAAAAAGGTTTATTACCTTTTGAAACTTTAATTGCTTTGATCGCTGCTGACCCGACATCAAAATTTCCTGATGGAATGGATATTGATAATGTTATTTCAGCAGATATGGACCGAGTTAAAATTGGTAAATATACTCAGTGGTTATTGAAAAATTTCATTACGCCAAAGTTACCTGCTGATCACCCTTTAAATATTTCTGAACCAGGATCACCACAATTCAAAGCGGCACTTAAAGAATATAGAGATCTTTTTATGGAGGATTTATATAAAGTGACTGGTGACTTACAAAAGTTTGAAAGATTTAAGAATAGATTACCGCAGGAGTTCCGTGATATCAATAAGTTGACTCCTGATACATTATATGATCAAGTTAAGGACTTCAGTTTAGAAAAAACTAAAGCTACCGCAGAAGAGAAAAAAGAAGCATCCAAAACATATGAGCACCCTGGTGCTGATGTTGTTTATCGTGGTCAAGATTGGACTGTGGCTAAAATTTCAGACACAGGTCAGTTAGGTAAAAACGCGGCTTGTTTCTATGGTGGTAACTACCAAGAACCATCAAAAGGTGAAACAAGATGGTGTACATCATCACCTGGTCTTACTTGGTTTGATCGTTATATTAAGGACGGACCTTTATATGTTGTAATTCCAAATAAAGGAGCAACACATCAAGGTGGTAAAGAATTTGGTGATGTATCTGGTCTTCCAGCACTTCGTTATCAGTTCCACTTCCCATCTAATCAGTTCATGGATCCATCTGATAGACAAATTGATTTAACTCAATTCTTGAACACAAATGAAGAAGGGTTAAAACAATTCTTCAAACCTGAGTTCATGAAGTCATTAACAGGTGAAAAAGGTAAAAAAGTTCAGGTAGATTACCCAAGTGACGCGGCATCTAAATTCATTGCATTATATGGTTTTGACGAGTTTTTTGAAACGTTACCGGCAGATCTTGAAAGATTCACATTCAAGAATACTAAAAAGGATACGAATTTCGCTTTAAATATTCCTGACGATATTTCTAGATTTAGAGATCTAACAGCGTTAAATTTGGTAGGATGTGTGGCATCAATCCCTGAATCAATTTGTAATTTACCTAAATTACAATACCTTTCATTACCTGATAACCCTAATTTACAACCATTACCTGAGTGTATCGGTAACATGCCGGAACTTATGGTTGTTAACATACCAGGAGCTAAAGGTAGAAACATAATTCCTCAATCAGTGTATGAGAGAGCAGAACAAGATGATGATTTCCACATCTTTGATTAAGTTTAAAAACATAACCCTCCTTCATGGAGGGTTTTTTGTTTAATGAAGTATTTATCTTATATGAAAATCATAATCACCGAAGAACAACTTAAACTGATCAGTGAAGAATATAGAAGGGATCGTTTTGATGCTGAGTATGCTGACGAATACCCAAAATTTAAGAAGATGTTTTTAAAGACGATCTCAAAAGACGTTAAAAGTTGGGGTGATTACTCATTATCAATTTATTTGATGAATGAAAGTGGAAGTCCTTTATTTGTCTATAGAAGACCATCTAGAACACTATATTATGATTATTCAATAGACCGTGAAATGGAAGAGGTTATTCCATCTCATATAGTATCAAGACATTTAAAAAACGCTGTTTA